GGCTTCTTTGACACGTTTTTGTATGCTCGGTCTCCACTCTCGATAAAGTGGGCGCATAAACGGCCTGCCACCTTTTGTTCTTGGTTTGGATTCTAAGTACTTTTTGAATTCTAAGTACTTTGCATGTGGTGCGCTGTTGTGCAGCACTCCTTCAACAAATCCTGGCATTTTGTTGGTGTAGAATGAAAATCCAGCTACTAATGTACCACGATCTGTTTTAGGCAATTCACCTGGTGCTGATGCTCGATGGTCATTGCTGCCACGTTTATATATTTCGCCACTACGCGTACCGCCGCTAATTTCAGATTTTACTTGACTATCCATTTTCAACAATGATTCAGCCAAGATTTTTTGCAAGGCATCAAGTGTTTCTGGTGGCATTATATTAAGCTTGCGTTTTAGCTTGTTAATTCCTTTTATATTGCCTGATACCGACACTTTACGAAACCTCTGCTTGGTTTTCCTCGGTCTCAAGCTCTAAATAAACTTTTCCGAAATTAGCCATATTTTCATCAATACTCTTAACACCGTGTATATTGTGTATTCGCCCATCAAGTTGCAATCGATAGCTACCAATCTTAGCAGTATTAACAAGAGAGCTTGCATACCTTATAATTACTTTATGAGTAACAGAGCTTTGTAGCTGTTCACTTTTGACTTTTTCAAATATCGATAGTGGCTTCGCCCAAGCCCAGTAAGTTCCCACTGTTGTCCATGCATTTGCTTGACCACCATAGCTATCATTAGTCAATGCCTGCCGCTGTATAGTAACTCTTTGGTTGGCATTTCTTGGAAACTGACCGCATTTAGATTTAGACATTACAAACGCTCCAATCTAAACGGCTTAAGTAAGTTCATGCAAATACCATTGCACATAGTACCAGAGGCACATGATGCACGATTTTCGTACATATATGAGGCCTCTTGTATAATTCCTTGCTTGATTTGCTGAGGAATATCGCTTGCATTATCGCCATAACCTGCAACAAACTGTATTTCAATGCCGTCACTATTTCTGTCAAAGGTGGGCCATGTTGCGCCATCACGTAAAGTTATTTTACCCTGCGCGGCAAAACTTCCGCTGTAAGACGAAACATAATATTTACTACTAGAAAAAGTTGTTGCGCTGTCTGCATCGTCATATGTTTTGATATGTGTAATGCTTTGCAGCGGGGCTAATGGCAAGTTTACATCGCTCTTTTCATAAAGCTCTGATATTGGCAATTGTCTTACACCACCCCACCATTCGGCCTTACCAGCAGGCCACCCATCCATAAACATTTTCCATGTTTGTGTGATAAAGGCCCTTCTGGTATAACTCTCAGCGTTTTGCCTGGCTGCGGTAATTAAATTACCAAGCAAAGTATCTTCATCACTTCCATCAATACGCAAGTATGCCTTAATCTCGGTTGTGGTAACCGGCTCTGATATCGGCGCTGTAACGAGAGATAGCTTATACATTTACTTCTTTTTTGCTTTAGTTGTTTTTACAGGCTTAATTGTCTTATTTTCTTTTACAGGTGCTTCTGGATTAGGTAACTCTTGCAGTTTAGCTTGGCCCATAGCCACAAATGATTCAAACAAAGGCCTGCTAACTGTATATGACCATCCTTTTATGAACTCTTCTGCCGGTTTGTATTCCTCTTGCGCCAAAGTAGTTTTTAGCATTACGATTTTCATTTTTTCCATAGAGTATCCATGTGCTTGTAATCACCCCCCGGTTAAGAGGGGTGATTATATTATTGGCTGTTAGCTTCAACAGGTGAAAGATGAGCATTGCCAAGTAATGCAATAGCTGAAAGTGTTCCACCACTTGAGGTGCTTGTTGATACAATTGACAATCTTACATAGCGTTTATTGCCAATATAACCAATGCGAGCTACTTTATTGTCATCATCATTATCGGTGAATGATGCCTCTGCCTCAGTGCCAAGTAAATCAGCATCAGCAACACTTCCTGAATAGCTTGCAGATGTGTCAGACTCTTGTATTAATGGTGCATAGTCACCATCAGTAATGGCACCAGTTTGCATCACAAACTCTAGCGACTCAAAACCAAGAGTGTCAATTTCAACACCGTTAGTTGTTGTATCAGTTGATATTGCAGCCGTATTAAATGCCACTTTTGGCAAAATGTTATTGTGTAAATCTTTTTGCATTTTATGCTCCTTATATAAAAAAAAGGGAGCGTTTCCACTCCCCAAATTACCCCTAAATTAAGCATCAAGCTTTAGTAACTTAATTGCTTCAAAATTAACTACACCACCACCAACACGCTTTGTTGTATAGAACTTAACAAAAGGCTTAGCTGTGAATGGGTCACGCAAAACACGTATTCCTAGTCTGTCAACAACGGTATATGCCTGTCTGAAATCACCAAAACCTACAGAAAGAGTATTAGTCCCAGGGTCCGACATGTCATCCATTCTAGCAATAGTCTTGCCAAGAATTGCACTAGGGGTTGAACCAAGACCTGGAGACCAGATATACTGCCCGTCACTATCTTTCATTTTTCTAGCTGCTTTCTCAGTAGCACGACTCATTACATATGTGCCATTAAGGGTATAATCAGTTTTAACCCCATAATAGAGGTTAATGAAATCATCTACCGTTAAAGTTCCTGCGCTTGATGATGACGAGCTAATTTGCTCTATCTGACCCCATGAAGTTCCTGCAGTATATGTAGTAAACCCACGAGGCTGACCAGAGCCTGTACCACTGACAAATGCCGCGTTTTCTTTTCTAGCCATTTTACTTGAAACCTTCTCAGCAAGCCATGACTCAACATCAATAGCCGAATCATCAATTATCTTTTGTGTTGCTGTCGGTTGTGCGTAAAGCTCATGAGCAGAAATAGATTGCTTTTTTAGTTTAGGGGTGGAGGTATCGGAAATACCCCCTTGCTCGGTAGTCCAGTCTGCACCGGCTTCATCGGTATCAGCTAGATACTCGAAAGTATCTGATGATATAGTCTCAACAGATGCTATTTGGCGCATTGGAGACGTTTCGTAGATGCTTTTAATAATTCTACTAGACATTTCTGGTGTTACTAAGTAGCCACCATCTGGGTCTGAAGCAGCGGAAAGGGCTTTTTGCTGCAATCCTTCCAAGCCAGCCTCGTTACCTTTTCTGAAATAACTGATAAAAGCTTCCTTATATTCAGCGACTGCAGAATCAGAATTTTTTTCATCTGTATCGCCCAAGTTAGGAGCGGATGTTTCAAGCTTGTCCACACGACTTTTGCATTCATCAATAACATTGCTAATGTCATCTAATTTTTTTACTGTCAACACATCTTCCGAGCCTCTTTTTTCAAGCTCTTTGAGGCGTGCATCGTTAGTTTTCTTAAATTCTTCCCAAGCATGACCTTGCTCGTTAATGGCTTTCTTAATCTGTAGTAAATTTTCATCTGGCATTTTAGACACCTTTTATTTGTTTGGTTAAAGATAGAATTGCTTGTTTAAGCTCCTCAACCTCGGCCTCTCGCCCAGTGTCAGTAGAGTCAGTGCCAGCATCACGCTCGCTACTTTTATAGCCGGAACTAGCAATGAATTTTGCCCGCTCCTTGCTAAATCCTGAATTACGCAGGAATTTCTCAAAGTCTCTTATGCTTTTAATATCTGCTGCTTTTACAGCCGTAATAATAGCCTCTTCATTTGCAGGAAAAGTCACAAAAGAAACTTCGTATAAATCAATAGATTTTATATATCTGGTATTATTTTGATATTCGACTTCATTAGCCACGAAGCCAATCGACATTTGTGTAATTGCTTTTTTGCGTACAAGCTCATAAACTTCATTGCCAAGTGGTGTATCTACAAACTCACCGGTTATCAATAAGCCTTTCTGATCTTCAATAGCAGAATGAATAACGCCTGGTAATTTCCATGTATCATGCTGATAAGCAAGCTTTGGTATGCGCTTCTGAATGCTCTTAGTAAAAGCACCAGGCATAATTATATCATCGGCATGATCTTTGTTACCAAATGTTGCGGCATACGCTGTAAACTCACGCGCATCAGTTTCTGCTTTGATTTCTGTTTCAAAATCAATGAATTTCATTTCCATTTTTATAAACCTTATTGTGTTTCATAACCAAGAGTGCAGCGGCAGCGGATGACATTTGCTGCACTTCCTGCTGGGTCTCCTGGTCTGTCCATTTTGTCGCCACTGACAGAAAACAAATCATCCAAATCTATAACTGGATGGGATGCCATACCCGCATGAGCTTCACGAGTTCTAGAATCAACTGTAGCTATCCATTTCTTACGGAGAGGCACTCCAGTATCTAATGAAAGTTTCTTTGCGCTTTTTTTGCTAACATACATACTTGCATTATGTACTTCTGTTAGCGCGATGGTCTGCGCCCTAAATGGGCTTATGCCTTTTGTTTTTAATATCTTTTGTGTGATCTGCTGGCTTGGTAGTTCGCCTTGTTCAGTGGCTGAATTAACAGCATCAACGATATCACTTAGCGTTGTCTGGCTTGTTTGAACTGCTGCCTTTCCGGTTTCTGTTGAAAACCATTCATCAAGCACCGTATTGAGCCATTTATCAAAATTCTGTATTTCTTCTTTTTTTTCGTAAAAAGATCTAATCGACTTGCTTATGTTGATCTGGTTATCCTTAGCAAAGGCAATTATAGCTTGCCTAGAATATTTTTTACCCAAGTCAAACATGTTATCTTGATGTTCTGATACCAGCGATCTATCTATTACGCCTGTTTGCTTAAAGCGATTTGCGACCAAACTTATAAAACGATTTTTTTCTTTAACAATAGAGCGCATATAAGGGCGTTCTATTATCGACATTATGCGCTCATGGCGACGCTGCCTTCTAATATCAGCCTTTGTGGGCTTAGGCATTGTTGTGCTCATCAAGGTCAAAGCCAAGCGGTATCTTACTGCTTTCAATATAAAGCTGATCACCGCCATCAATAGACTTTAGACCCATAGCGAAACGCTTCTCGTTAATTGTCATAAATGAAGCTTTTTCCAGGCTTTCACGTTGCATTTCACGTTTGTAGCGTAATGCACTTATATTTTCTTTGTTGTATACAAGTGTTAACCCTTGATCATATCTAGGAACCAACCACGTATTAATTGTACCAGTGATTCTATCAAGTAGCGGTAATATGGTTTGCTCCCACAAAGCAAGCCTTGCTTCGCGTTGGTTACTATAGGTATTGTCACCAGGTATACCTAACAGCATAGGAGGCACACCATAAGCCAAAGCTATATCACGTGCGGCCTTATATGTTCCTTCCAACCAGTCCATGTCTTTTGGCGTGACTGATATCGTTTTCCAATCTATTTCGCCTTCAAGTAATAAAGGTCGCCCTGCGTTTTTTGGACCTGAATAGCTTTTGTCTATCATTTCCTTGAGGCGATCAAACTGCTCATCACCCAAATTACCTTTTGCTATTAACGCGGATGATGGCACAGCAGAATTTTGCAACAATGCCTGGTTCCATGCACTTGATGCATTATGCTGATCTATCGAATAAGCTGCTGCTTCCGTATCAGCCATTCCGTACCAGTCATTAATTGGGTTAAATGACTTAAGGTGGTATATGTTAGATATTCCTGCATTGGAGACAGGGTAGGTCTTAAATGAGCCTCCTGCTTCATATCTATAGCCTTGTGGCATTCCATTTGCGCCCGCTATAATCTTTACTCTGTCGGGCCGTAAAATATATAAGTAAGTTGGCGGCTTCTTCGAGATCGTCATTTTTTCACCAGGATAAGCAGCCTCTAAATAAGCGTTACCTGATATCATATAAAAAGATGCCAATGCCTCAAAGAACTCACACCCTGATTGCATAGGATTAGGGTTCTTTAGTAACTCCAGAAGTGGATGGCTTTTTATCTCATTGTCTTTCTGAAAGATTTGCCAGTCCACAGATGCAATAGACTGCGCAACCATAGAAATGCAGCGGTATGCAACCACATTACGTGCATAACCTTCATCAGCAAAGCTTTTATAGTCACGCGCAGTCCATACAGGCTGCCCCACCTTACCAACCGACAAAATAGATCCAACGGCAGATTTTTTTTGCTCTGACCTTTTCAAGAAGTTAAATAATTTCATTTAATTAAAGCGTCCTGATTCTATATGTATTTTTTCTACCTTTAGTCCAGTTAAGAAATTGTGTCATAGAATCCACCTGATCATCATGTGATACCATTGGAAACGTTATGCACTCACGCTTAAAGTCATCTAGCCATATTGCGTTTTCAGGCAGCAAAACCTTTCCCGCCTCAATCAAAGCAGAGCAAGCAGCGGCACGAACTATTTTATCACCGATAGGCTCAATTGCTATCACCGGTAACTTTGTTTCCCGCCGCATGTCCTGAATTAATGACTGCCCGCTACCTTTATCTTCAACCAAGATAGTATCTGGGTTATATTTTGCGGCTTGAACAATAACTTGTTTTCTTAGCTCTGGATATTCCAGACGCTCGCAAAGAACATCCATTAAATAATAATTTTTATCGGTCTCAAACCAAGTGGTACACACACTAAAGTCATTAAGATCTTTTGCTTTTGATGCTGTATCCCAGCTCTGTACTATGCGACCATTAGTTTCTGGCAAGTGCAAGTAAGTTCTAAACCAACTACTTTTAAATATACCACCATCAGAAGGCACTGGCGTTTGCTGGTACTGCGCTGCAAAGGCGTACGACCCTAAATCTGTTTTGGTAATATCAAGTTGCACCTTATCTTCTCTATCAGGGTGTAAAATATCACCAACATCACGCTCTTTCTTAAACTTACCGACTTGTGTAATTATTTTCTTTTCAGCAATGGCAGGTATAGATACATGCTCCCAGCCACCTTTTTTTGATAAGTGACCAGTTAAATCCTCATCATGCAGCCGTTGCATCACAACAATAACAACACCGTTTTTCTTGTTATTCAGGCGACTCATGAAGGTTTGGTCGAACCAGTCCAAAGCAGTAGAACGCTGAACATCAGATGCTGCCTGCATTGGGTTGTGGGGGTCATCAACAATTAATATATTACCACCATGGCCCGTGGATGTTCCACCCACTGACGTAGCCATTCTATGCCCACGCTTTGTGGTCTCAAAGCGCATTTTCTCATTTTGATCTCCAGCAAGTATTGTTTCTGGAAAGGCATTTTTATACCAATCAGCCTTCAATATGGTTCTGCAATCAGTGCTATGCTTAACTGATAAGCTTTGTGAATAGGAGGCACATAGTATTCTTTCGCTTGGATTCCTACCTAGAACCCAAGCAGGAAAGGCTGTGGTTACACAAATACTTTTCATGTATCTTGGCGGTATGTTAATAACTAAACGCTTTATATCACCATTATAGCAAGCCATTAAAGCTTCGCTGATGCAGTCTATATGCCAGTTATGCAGATATTTTGTTCCAGGGTCTACAGTAGCAAATGCGGCACGTATAAAAAGCGATAAATTATCCCTAATGCCTATATTAAATGCATCAGTCGCTTGTTTCGCCGTTGCCAACATTTACACCTATTTGCCCTAAGATTGCGGTTATAACTGGATCAATATCCAATAGAGGGTTATCCTTATCTCCTTTGAGCGTTTTAACATCTCTATAATCACCTTGGAACCTACATGAAACCTGTTTAGCCCATGTTGCGCTATTAAAATCTTTACTCCACAACCCCAGCTGTCCCTGGTCTTCATACCAAGCTTGTGCTAGCTCTTGTGCGCGGTTACATGCGTCTAAAAACTTTACATGATCGTGTTGCCAATTATATATAGTAGCTCTACAAACATCGAGGGCTGCAGATATTTGAGTGATAGACTTTCCTTCCCTACCAAGCTCTATGACTCTATCGCAATATTCTGGTTTGTATTTTTGTGGTGCACCGCCTAGATCTTTAATTACTTTTACTATATTACCCCTATTAATAAGATGCCGGCACAAATTTGATCTCTTTTGCGCCACTTTGAGAAGAGCCACTCACAGCTTTTATGAAACTCCATGCTTTCATCATGTTGGCATCTAATTGATATGCCGCTGCGCTTGAAGTGACAACAACTTGGTACTCAATACCACTTTCATACTTTAATGGATAAAAATTAGAATTATCAATGCTTACCTTAAACTTTATAATAGTTCCAGTCATACTAGATGGTACAATCATACCTATAGGGCTTGTGTTATGCATTTGTGCAACTGTGCTTTCTGTGCCGGAATTTGCAATGGTAACGCTCACAGGAGTGATAACGCTTCCATATTGATCTACTGTACTCATGTTTTATCTCGCTAATTTTAAGAAACACTCATTGGCTCTATCTAATAACTAGATAGCCATTATTAATATTATCAAAGCAAGTAGCGTTGGAAGCATACATAGATTAAAAAAAGCTGAAACTTTCAATACCTCCTTCCAAGTTAATTCCTTTGCAAACATAGATAGCTCCTGTATCATTTTACTTGTGCCCTTAAGATCTTTAGCGACATAACTCTACCAGTTGTTTTAATAAAAAACCCCGCTAGGATTGCAGTCCTTAAGCAGGGTTTTTTGCTCTTAATTTTTATATCTACTTGATCTGATATTTATTCAGCAGTTTCATGGAATTTCTCACGAAACACTTTAAGTTTATTTTTTGCATAAAAAAAGGCCACACGAAGGTGGCCTTAAAAGAAGAAGGCTTTTTGAGCTTATATAAATGGTAACATACGAGGCGCACTTGTCAATTATTTAATTCCAAAAAAATCTTGCAGCTTATCAAGGGCGGTTTGCAGTGCGTTATATACTCTGCCTCTTTTACTGCATTGAGCCTTTGTCCACTGGGGGTGATGCGCCATAGGGTACTCCAAGCAAGCCACATGTAATATTGCCTGCTTTTCAATTGGCTTTAGAATGTCCAGCGCCTCTCTGAATATTTTGCAAGCATTAACATATGCTTCTGCTGCTGTTTCTGGGCTGGCGTTTGCTTCTCCGCCAACTCCTGAGAAATCACTTGTTAATTGTGAATGGTCACTAAGTTGTTTAATATACCAATAATGATAAATCCGCTCTCCTGCTATAAGCTGCAAATCGTTTATAATACGTCTTTTGTAATAAAGCTGCAGTACGTTGGTATTTTTAGCCTTTGCACGTACAACGCCATTATGATCTGTATAGCAAGTTAGCCTTCCGTTAATATGTTGCTGCTTTACCCCTAAATCATATATTTTATTGATTTTTTTTGTCATGATACCTCTGATATGGTATTGTGTTTGCAGCTAGCGTTACCAATAACAATGAACCCGTCTTTCAGCGGGTTCCTTGTTATTCTTTGTCGTGTTTAGTTCCTAATATTTCAACGTGATTCAACAGCTCAAGATAATCAGTAATAATGCTGGCCATAAGTGGGCCGTGCGCATAAAAATTCACATCATCTTCATTTGATATAATTTTGTTTTGCTCGAGGTTTAAATCTTTATTCACCGCAAAATATTGAATAGAGCTTCGCTTTTTTTCTAGTGCTAGTATTTTTTGGCTGGCTTGTTTTAACTTGCTTAGCTGTTTAGCCATTGGTTTTCCTTTGTCGCTCACATTATCTTCTTTCTTTTCATCAACCTTTCTTGATGCTCAAAGGTGATTGTCTAATTTCATTTCTTTAAATAACATTACTTACAATCTGCCAGCAGCTCTATTAATTTATCTGCCTGCGCTATTCTTGCTCCATATTTAGAAGCAGCACCAGCATAAGCATGAGTAGCAGCAGCATGAGCATAAGCAGAAGCATAAGCAGCAGCAGCAGCATTATAAGCATAAGCAGCAGCAGCAGCAGCAGCAGCAGCATGAGCAGCAGCATAAGCAGAAGCAGCAGCAGAAGCAGAAGTATAAGGAGCAGAAGCAGCAGCAGAAGCAGCAGCATGAGCAGCAGCATAAGCAGAAGCAGAAGCAGCCTTGTTTTCTGTTGACTGATTATTTAAGTACTTTTTAGCTGCTTCAATAGCCTTTCTCGGCCTTTTTATCATTTGGATATTTATCTTCAAAAATAGAAATTACCTGATCGGCTGCATAAATAGCATATGCCACCCTCTGTTTTTTATTCATTATTCTTACAATCAGCCAATTAGCCCAATCCATATTGTCATTTTTGATTAAGGTTCCGACCACTCTGATACCGTCAGTTTCTTTTTGATTAAAAAACCATCTTTGACCTTCCCCACAAGCATTTTTATCTTCTAGCCACCTTTTTGTAATATTCATAATCCTAACTCCTTTATAAAAACAGTAAAACAA